GTTGAAGTAACTTACAGAAATAACACTGTGTCTAGTTTTTAAGCTACTACCTGAGTAAGCAAATCCACCTTCACCTACATTGGCTAAATTAAATAAATAACTTGTCGAAGTTTCTTTATCTTGAGATAAAGTTACTCCTCCCGTAGACCATATAGGCATACACCTCATAACACCAGCTAAATCATTTATTGCTGCAAATGCTTCTTTAGGACTCTGAATATTTACATTACAACTAAATCTCGCTTCTTCTCCTCCTTGCCCATCATTAACTAAAGTATTTGCATATTTACTGGCAGCAACAAAACTAAACAAATCTAAATTAGCATCTGTAATATGATTGCCTAATCCGTATCTAGTATTAGTAAGTAAATCTAATAAACACATTGCAGGGCAATTTGTATATGTTGCAGCCTGAAAAGTGCCATCAAAAACGTATCCAGTGGGATATTGTATCCTTCCAGTTTGTATATCAACGGTTGGTGTACCAGAATTATTGGCTCCTGCTCCTGGTATCCTTACTTTTATTCCTCTTATACGAAATTTTCTTGAAGGAATACGATTAAATTGTTTACTGTCTAATCTAAGAGCCGTATAAGCACTATTGGCATAGGTTGAGTTATTATCTATAACTTCTTGAAAACTTGTAAATTGAAAAGCATTTACTCTGTTTGAACTTGAACTATCTGCTGTTACACGAATAACTCTTATATCTACTGTTGTAAACCCAGGAGTTAACTGTATTCTGTGATCTCTAGCGTAGGCATCAGCAGTTCTACCAGATACTTGTGCTGTTCCTGCTGTGCCTCCAACTTTGTCTACATAACTACCAGAATCATGTCTAATTTGAATTTTATATTCAACAGTATCTCCTCTTAAATCTCCATCATCTTCTGCTACTTGAATTTGAGGCCAAGTTAAAGTGACTATTACAGCATCAACATCTGTATTTGATATTTGTCTATTAACTGATCCCGTTATACCTCCACTATCAGTTCCGTCAGCATTGACTACAGTAACCGCAACAGCAGTTGGTGATCTACTTTCATTAATATTTGGAATACCACTCATAGCAGCTTGATTAGCCGTTCCAAACCTAGATTTAAAGGTTACGTCTTGAAAATTAAAATCAGCTTCAGCAGGATTAGCACTTGTAGCATTAGCAGCAAGTATTGGTGTGTCATCAAGAAACACATCCTTTAAACTTGCATTTTGATACGCAGTAGTTCCTTTAGTAAGTTCTTCTTTAGATGCACTAGCGAATCCTTCTATCTCACCCTCAGAAATTAAGTCTTGAACAGTAGCAAAACTTCTACTATGTAAAGTGTCAGGAGCACGGTAAGGAGATGGGGGTGGCTTTGGCCCACCACCAGCACCTTTAATAATCTTTGGTTCGTCTGTCATACGTCTACTTGATTAGTGTCGATAGCTGCACTTATTACAACACTTCCTGTAAAGATTTCACCATAAACTATTGGAACGGGAGTACCTGCTCTAGAAGTGTTTTGGATTCCACTAAAACTAAAAGATAGTTGCGGATCTTCTTCTGAACTAAATTTTTGAGGTTCGGGTAAAGGAAACAACATATCACTTACACCTGAAAGCACTAATCCAATACCAATGTTTCCACCTAATGCTGCCAAGCTAAATGCACCTGTAGTCGAACCAAAGCCTAAGGCTCCTCCTGCCATAAAACCTGCTCCACCCGATGCTACAGCTATACCAATTAAAACTGTGCCTAATAATATTTTTCCCAATCCACCTCTACCAGCACCAGCTATAACAGGAATAAAATGAATATCCTGATTACCTATCGGATGGTGTATTTCTTCTTTTTCAATATCAGAATCACCAACTTTTACTTGATAATATTTAGGACTCATATAACTTTCTACTTCTGGAAAATTATGTATTAAAAAACTTACGGCTTTACCAACTGTATCTGCTTTAACCCTAAACTCTTTATGGCCTACAAACTTAGCCAATTCTCCATATAATTTTATTTTACGAAACATAACGCAACCTCTTTCCCGTACATTTTAGCAACCATTCAGAGTAAGGCTCTCTACAAGATAGTCTATCGGTTAAATGATGAATTACATCTCCNTCAAAAAATAATGCCACATGATTTAATCCTGGATTAAGAATACTCATAAATAATAAATCGCCATTTTCTANTTTTTCGTCATTTCTTAATTCTCTAAAACCTGTTCNCCAAGCACATCTTTCAAACATAGGATCTTTTAAAAACTCCTCTGGGGTGTGAGGTCGTTGCCAATCTCTTAACTCTACTCCCTTATTTTCTTTGTACCAATCTCTAATCAAAGCCCAACAGTCTGTAACACCCCATACCCATTGACGACCCAATAAAGGCGGTTTGTATCCACAGGGTTCTAAGTAGGCCCATTGTTCTGTTTTTGGGTTAACAATATGCCATGGAAGGTTACTATTCTCACATCCAATTTTGTCTGCCTGACTAGGGTCAGGTGGAGTAATGGGGTGACTATGAATTACTCCAACTATTTCGCCTGTATTATCTGCCTTTACATAATCTTCTGGGTCGATGATAAAACATTGATGATCTGTCATTGAAAGATTACGGCAAGGAAAATATCTTTCTTTACCTTTTACATTTAAAAGCAAACCACAAGATTCCTTAGGATCTTCACGTTGAGCATGAAGCAATGCTTTATACTTCCAAGTCATCCTACAAACGTGCCGATTGAGGGAAACTCTGAACGAGTTGCTTGACGACCTGGAATCCTAACCCCCGCAAGATCTGTTGGGGCTGCAAGTTCAAATTCGACAAGTTCTCTAGTCTCAGAGGCTTTTCGATCTATATAATAAATTTCTTGTGGAAACTCTGCGTTGGGGTCGGCATCTGAATTTTGTCCATTAGCAAAGTTAACAGCATCAATAAACTTAGCTAATGTTCTTATCCTTGTTAATTTAGCTCCTGTTAAATCATTTCCAGGTGTAGTTTCATTTACTGTTAAAAGAACTGCTGAAATACTTAAACCATCTACTGAACTGCCTGTATTACCTCCGTTACTAACAAATAATTTTGGTCGAGGTAATTGTCCTTTTTGAAAAGCAAAACCCTCGGCTTTTATTGGAAATCTAAAATATTCTTCTGTTTTCCATACAATTCTACCGTTGGCATTTAAACTACTTCCAGAATGAAAACGATAAGTAGTATTTGCACCATGTATTGCAGTTGATAATTCTAACTTAAATAATTCAATAATCGCTGATGGATTTATTGATTGTAAATCATTAAATACTGCTGAATTTACTGACATTATGATGTTGGTTCAAATACTTGTCTAAATGTAGCTTGTATAGTTGCTCTATTAAGATATGGAATTGATTTCGTCCAATTTTCACATACAAATTCAGAAGATGAACTTTCTCCAGGTGGTGTAAAAGTAAAGCTATCACTATCATTTGCTCTAGCATCAAGGAATGTTTCTATAATATCTGCTTGTGATTCCGTAACTTCAAAAGTAAAAGAGTATTCTTTGGGGTTTTGATGTTGTGCTAAACCAAATAAAAGTCTATGTTCATAACCATCAGCAAAACGAATTACTCTAGTGTTCGGTTTAGATTTTTTACGCTGTCCGTAAGTTGGATCTATTGAAGGGAAATTAGCCATTATGCAAGTATTCCTCCAGGTCGTTTCTGTTGTATTATTTCAGATTGTACCGCAGCCGAGATAAGACGACCAAGTTCTCTTCCTTGTTCTTCATCTCCTTCAACTGACGAGCCAGTTGCATCTACGTTAACGACTATGTTAGTTGACCCACCGAGAGCATGATTTGGTGTAATCATCCCAGACCTACTTGGACTAAACATTTCTGGACCACGTTCTCCTACTAAATAAGATTTACCCGAACTAACAGGACCACCCATCGCTTTCTTACCGCCAAAAATATTTCCTAGTAAACCAGAACCTTTTTCAAAAGTTCCTCCAAAATTACCAAAAAGTCCTAAATTTATAAAACCATCGGCTAGTTTGTTTATTACATTATTTAAAAGACCACCTAAAGTTTCAGTTCCTCTTATTAAACCTCTAATACCATCACCTATATCTTGAGCAATAATATTAGAAACTTGTCTGAAAGGATCGACAAGTGCTTCTGCATTAGCAACAACAGCTTCTTGCAAATCAATTTGTGCTTCTAATTTTTTTATAGTGTCATCATGTAAACCATTTTCTGTTCCTTTATTGTCTAATGTTAAAAGTTCTAATTCATTTTCTAAATTAGTTAATTCAAATTGTTCTTGCATAAGGGTTAGTTTTTCACTGCTAATATCTAGTCTTTTCTTCTCGATCTCTAAAGCTTGCTGTAAAGGTAAAATTTCTTTATTAAATTTTGTTTTCTCAATAAAATCTTGAGTTGGATTTGTTAGAGAAGAACCGCCTTGAGGGGTTGCAGAAAACAGTTTTGCAGTAGCATCTGGTGAGCCAACTGCTTTTTTAAGATTAAAAGTAAGTCTTTCATCAAAAATTTGGCTATAACTTTTACCAATATCCTTACCTTGATTTGTAGTTTGAAATAACCTTTGAGCTTCTAATTGAGATTGATTTACAATAGATTGTTGAACTTTACCAAAATTTTCACCTTCTTGAGCTTTTAATGATTTTAATAAATTTCCTTGAGTCATTCCGCTCATTATGGAATCAATAAATGGAACTAAAGCCTTCCCTAAAAATAAAGTTATGGCTGTTCCTAATTCATTTATTTTATTTTTAAATTCAAGCATTTTTTCAGAATTTTCTCTCAAAATATCAGGAGTATTTCCAAATCTTTCATTAAATTTATCCATAACTAATTTTGCTGCTGAACCTTTTAAACCTAGTTTCTCTAACTCTTTAGCCATTTTTTCAGTAGGAGTTCCAACTAATCCTAGTTTTCCAATTAAATTTTCGATGTTATCTTCTGGCTTACGCATTGCTTCACTTAAATCTTCCATAGCCGAACCAATGGCCGTACCAGCTATAGATAGTGCAAAACCAAACTGACCCATACCTGGTATTGCTGATAACGCTCCTCCAGCTACACCACCAGCAGCACCACCTAAAGCAGATATTGGCCCTTGTCCAAATAACAAAGGAAAACCACCACCAATAATTCCACTACCCACAGCACTCGCAGCACCTCTACCAATAGCAGATCCTACTCGACTACTTCTTAATCGTGCTTTTGCTAATTCGTTTTCAGCTTTTATTTCTCTTTGAATTATTTTTTCTTTTGCTTGACTAAAACTTATGCCATCTTTATAAGCAATTTTTTCTATTTCAAAAAGTTTATTTTTTTTGATTAATTCTTTATTGTACTGATCTTCAACTTTAATTACATTTCGGATTGCTTTGCGATAATCGTCAGTTCCTATAGCTGCTGTTTGAAAAGCTCTTTTAGCACGAGAAACTTCCTTACTTAAACTATCAAATGATTTAAGACTTTTTTTGCTATCTTTTACAACTGTTTTATTTAACCTATCTATTGACCTTTGTAAAAGTCTAGTTTCTACACGAGTTCTTTGTAGTTCCTTCTGTCCTTTAACAGCTATAGCTATTTGAACATCATAATTAGCCACTTTTTAAAAAGAACCGCAATATTTTCTCTATCTTACCGCTTTCTGCCTTTTATAGCACTATTTCTTTGTGCTTGTTCTTTTTGCTTTTCATATTCATCATGTTCTATTTCAGCAAAAGCAGCCCAACCTACCATCTCTTCCACAGTTAAAGTTTCGCACAATTCAGCAACAGTTTTTCCTAATTCTTTAGCTAATGAAAAAATAAATTTCCAATTATTACTAGCTTTTCAATTCGGCTTTAGCCTCTGATACCTCCTTTTCTTGACCAGCATTTATCATAGCTAATTGTATTTCCTGTAAAATATTTGCTTCTACTTCTCTCCTAAGAGAAGCTTTATCTCCATCTTGAAATAATTTATCTCCATTTTTATCTAATGCTTTTGTAATCATCAAAGCTAATGCGTAATCATTTACATCATCAGCATTAGATTTTTTTTGTATTGATTCTCTTTCTGCGATAGTAAGTGGATGCCAATAAACAGTAAAAATAGTTTTTCCCTCTTTTTTTACATCATATTTATATAGCTGGCTGACACCAAAACTATTCTTCAAAAGGTCGATTGCTCTAGTCATAAAATAAGTATTGCTACTTTATTATACTAGGCATTAGCCGAGAATTGGCAAGATATTACACCAACAAAATGACTTCTTTCTTCAATATCCAATAAATTAGGACCCACTATATCTTGAACTCTAGGTTTTACAGATAATGAATCTACATAGTCAGAAGCATTTACAGAAGTTAAACCATCTATTACTTTTTCTGCTATCTCCATCAATTCCCCCGTACCATTGTTCTTAGGTACATGAATATTGCATTGTATAACCCCAGAGTAATAATCTATAGCTGCTCCTTGAGGTTGTAATGTTGCCTGTGAATAATTTACGTTCATCACTACATATCTTTCTTCTTGACCTGGTGTACTGAAATTTAGATTGTCATAAACCATAGAAATGGTTGGATCATCGTCTAAAACAGCATCGGTTACTGCTTTTTCAAACGTAGCTCTAGTGTTTTTTAAACTCATAAGTTCAACTCAGAATAACCTGCCGATTTACCTGATTGACCAAAACCAGGTGTCTGTCTTGATTGTAAGAATATTCTACCTTTTGTTTTCTTTTCTTTCATCGTATCTGCTATTAATTTAGCCATGCGTCCTTGTATAAAATTTTGAATTTTACCACCTTCGAGAGCATATGCAGCGTGTTTTGCTCTGTTACCAATAAACACAGGTCTTTTGATATTAAAAGTTCTATTAACGGGATACCTTATTCTTACTGTTGGATTAGATGGTCTTTTACTGTTCCAACGTCCATCTTTACTAAATGAATTTTGTTTTTTAATATCTGCCCACGGCTTGAATTTTCTAATATCATCTTTTGCTTTGACACCTGTAGTTTGCACTTTCCAACTAGATGCAAAAAATCCTGTCCATACAGGACTATGAGTTTTCGTTGATAAACTTTTATGAGTTTTTCTAATTAACGTATTAAAATCAGCATTTATTTGTGCTTCCATGTCTGCCATAGGATTACTTTTTAAAAAATCTTTCTTTCTTGCCATTAGAATCGCACCAAAATTGTGTAAAGATAAACTTGATTTCCTTTCTTAGTATCTATGTCATAAATTTGTGCAGTTCTTAACTGTCCATCATATGTGAGTTTTATCTTATCTTGAAATGTAATTTGGTTATCACCAATCAAGTCTGGGGTGATGTAAAGTTTAGCTCTTCTAATTTCCTGTCCTTCTTCTTCTTCAGATTGTATAAATTCAAGTGGAACCTTAATATCTGAATAAGTAGTGTCTATACTTACAAGCTGACCGTTATCGACATCATATTCTTGTATTCCTTTTTTTACAAAAGTAATTGTGTGATTAAAAGAATCACCTAAAGTTGCAACAACACTTTTAGCAACATTTTTAAATACTGAATCAAGTTGACCTGCCATTATCCTCTAACTACCCTCATTTGAAAACTACCAGCTCCCCCAAGCATATAAGCTCCAAGATAACTTTGTAACCACGGGTAAACATCTAAAATATTATTTACAGATCCAGTTCCTTGGCTATCTGTATTGTATTTGACTCGAAGATCACCCAAAGCAACTTCTTGAAAATTACCATCTTTACCAGTGGTTCCTGTAATAGCATCAGTATCATTTGCTAAGGCTCTAGCTAGTTCATATTGTGCATACTTAATATTCAATGGAATAGTAGAACAAGCTAACTCAACACCATCAACTTGATAATTATTTCTTGGAAACTTCAATGCCTGCCCATCATCACATCTGTCTCCGTAAAACACAAAACTATCAATCCATCTAGTTGCTGATATTAATGCTCTATTTTTCTGATCATCTGTTTTATTAGTCCAAGTGCTCGAATCTGGGACGGTTTCAAAGTAAGTATTAGCTTCTGTCAATGTGACATAGCTATTAGCATTAGCATCTTTTACAGTTGCATTTATAGTGGCTGCCACGATAAGAAAGTAATTTTAGTTTTATTGTAGCGTAAAGAAAAAACCCCACCAATAATTGATGAGGCTTTTTACTACTTTGCTACTTAATACTATTAAGAAATAGTTGAAGTATCAAGTGGTGAGTTAACGATTAGCTCAACAATAGGAACTAAATCTACATCATATGTAGCAGCCCAGTTGCTTGAACTCATTAACTGAGCATTAGTTGGGTTATCTGTAGCAGATGCCCACTTAGTACCCATAATGTGATAAGCAGTATGATAATCAACTGACATAACATCTTGCTTAGATAAGATGTTCCTATCTGATTCAATGCTTAGAGGGGATTGCTGACCTTCAAGAATTGTTCCTGACTTAATTAAGTAACAACGGAACTCAGTTTGATGACCAGATGCACCTGGAGCAGATGTATTAACTTGAGAGTCAATAACAACATTCATGCCTGCGAACTGACCGATTGATCTGTCAGTAACGCCAACACCACCGCCACCCCATTGGATAGCACCGCCAGAAGTTAGAGAATCACTAGAGAATGTCAACATACCAACCTGATATAGGTAGTAAGCAACAGATGGGTGAATTACTAGAGTATCTAGCTCTTCGCCTCTTTCTCCAAGAAGTGATCTTGCTCTTGCTGCTGTAGCTGCTGTTAAGAAGTTATCAGCATCAGCACCAGTACCAGCTTTTGCAATGTCAAGATGGTTAGCACCTAAAGCACCTGCACCAGCAGCAAATAAACCATTTAGATGACTAAATAATCTTGCTGAGTTTAATTTGTTGATAGCATCTGCAATTTGGTTTCTGATGTGACCCATTGGATCTTCACCAGCAGCCAATACAGCTACATCATCAACAGCATACGCAAAACCTCT